CCTCTATGAAAGAGTTGTCCCTTAAAAATTGCATAACATCACCATCTCCCATGCTCGCCTGTTGCTTGGAACGGCGTTGTTTGCGACGGGCTTCCATTGAAGCACCGTCTTTGGATGAGGACTGTTGCGAATCCTTAATTTGGTCGTGAATCTCGTTGAGGGCAACAAGGTCGTAGTCAAGTTTCATCATTCCTCCCTCACAAGTGTAGCGTTCAAGCAGGTCGCTCGGCATAACACCCTTGTAGGAAGAACAAAGTGACGGGGCGACTTTGTTCACGAGTCCAAAGGGACTGCACCCTCGGGGTCATCCCCTCGGATGAATTCGTAAATTTCCATCAATTCGTCACGGTCAAGGAGGTCAATAGAAACCCCTTCGTCCAAAATACAAGGGGGAACGAGTGTGCGGATTTGGTCTTCCATTCCGCCACCTTGTTCTTCCAATGCGACCATAAATTCTTCTTGTTGTTCGTCAGTCCATTCCGACTGGTTAAAACCGAAGTGCTTAAATCTTCGGAATGTTTTTGCGAGTAAGGTTTCAAACTTCAAGCGTTCCATGCCGCTTGCCTGTCTAATCCAAATTGTCTTGCTTCCAATCTCAAACTGTTTTTTTAGTACCGCCATTTTTCTTCACACTCTTCTTTGCTTTGCTTTTCTTTGGTTTGGGCTTTGGTTTTTCAACCACTTGAGGTTCAACCACGACCTCTTCAACGACAGGAGCCACTTCTTCGGCTTCGGTCTTGAGTTGGGATAGACGCTTATTGCGTAGCGCCTTTAGGGCTTTTCCGTTGATTGCAGGAATTCTCTTCATGTAGAACACCTTAAATTGTTGAATATCGCCCAATGGTGGAGACTGCGGTTGTGATTGAAGTCTTTGTCATGTTGTCCAAATTGGGGTCATAAAGAGCCACGAAATTAACGCTCATAGTGGATGAGTCACGACCCGACACATTCATACTGGGTGCTTCCCATCGGCACTTAGCGACATGGACAGAAAAGACTTGTCCGCCTGCGTTTGTAAATTTCAATTCAATGGCGGGGTCTGCCGCATCACCAGTGTATAGCAACCCATCGGCAGTTACTAAACCACCGTAGGTAGGTTCAGCGTCACTTGAAGTGATAACTGGGCGGGAGAATTCAACGCTTCCTGTGATTTCACGCAGTTGTGGTTCGGGTTGTCGGGTATATGTAGTGTTTCCTATTGAACAAGCATCATCTGTATTAAGATTAGTGTTCCATTCAATAGAGAAACTCTTGATTAGTGCCGAGGCGGTTTGTGTCGTACCATCTGCCGAAAATCTAACACTACCTTCGCTAAAGTGATAGCCGTCAGCAGTTTGTCCGCTCATACTTGGGCCGCCATCAAGAGCGATGAGGCTTGACTCAGCCTTTCCGTTAAAGTCAGCAGAAATAGTTGTGTATTCCCCAACGCTTGCTGCAATTGAAAGACGGGACAGACACATACCAGTGTACTTATGTTCTTTGTCTTCACGACCAACCTTGATGGTGAACGATGGGAGAATCATACCTGCGCCTTCACTCCATGTGTGGGTGTTGCTTGATACAACATAGTTTGCGGAGTTTGCGGTGGCGTTATCACCATATAATCCGTAAAGGCACATACCCAAAAAGTCGTCGGGTTGAGCAACAAGGTTAATTCCACCTTCGGAGTATTCCTTGCCGTTAATGGACTTAGATACTCCGTATCGGGTCATATCACTACGGGTTAGAAGGTCAAACATATGCGCAAAGGATTCATCATCAACTTCACCAAAAACTTCTGCGCCTGCTGTGGCCGAGTGCGTACCATAGGTACGAAGCCCTGTTACTGCGGTGTGTTCGGGCGTTAGTGATACATAGCGATATTCAAAATTAGACGACATGGGGATTTCACCTTATGTGTCGCTATCCCCCACCTGTTATATGAAGGTTTCATCTGTGGAGCATATTGAGTCGGCGCATATAGGTCAATTCCATACGATGCACACACACAACTTCGTCATCATCCATCTTGGTGTCAAACTGAATGAGGTAATTCGTGAGGCTGTCCGTAGTGCCGAGCAGCCCAGTGGTTGTGTAGAGTTCGTCAAAGGTGTCTCCTGCAATTTCCATACCTGTACGATAGGCATTTTTGTAGTCAGTACCTCGGGTGGTGATGAAAATAACCACTGTGAAATTTTGCTCAATCCTTGTACCGCCGAGCGTGGTAAAAGTCGGTGAATCCATCTGTCGCAGAATAAGGTGGATTGATGGGGGAGGGATGCGAGAAACCATCTGCGAGGATATGTCGTAGCCGTACACGATGGAGGAGTCACTGACATAGTTCTTTAGGTAGAATCGCTTACTGTCCTTGAGGCGTTGCACCATTGACATACCCATGCGGAGAAGGCTGTCTGTCACGAAAGGTGAGGTGGACATTTCATCGGGGCTGAACGCACCCATGTCTGTCACATACACATTGTTCCAAAGGACTGAGCCGTTAAGATTACCCCACTTGATAGACTTAGAGGAGCCAGTAGCACCGGTAACACTTAGGAAGTTATCTGCCCCGTTATCATCCTCAATGATTTCACGCATATACAACTTAGCACTACCGTCCGAAGCGAGTGTTAATCGTAGCATGATGGGTAGTGGTTCAAATGAGTCCGACTCTTTGAGGTCAAGGTCACGGGTAAGGACACTGGTAGTACCTACAAGGCGCAGTTTCTCATTGTCGCCTGTTGACTCCACATGAACCTTATGAGTACCGTTGTCAAGCGTTAGGAGGATTGTACCATTGACGGGGGCAGTATCGTACTTTAGCGAAAGGACTGCCGTGTAAGCATTGGTGGTCGGTGTTAGTGACCACTCCTGCCCTCCGTTATCGTCAACGATTTTCCAAGACTCACCAACGATTGACCCGTCAACGGCAGAACCGCTTCGGGTAAAGGCTTGGTTATCTTGCCCGTAGTCTGTCATGGTAGCAGGGTCGCCACCGTTCATTCTACTTGTCCAATACTGTGTCGTCGTCGCTATACTCATTGTCCCCACTCCTTGTAAAGATTTTCTAAGATGGCCGCTTCAATTTCGGGCAGCGCACCATCTTGTGCGTGTTCAAGCCAACTTATCTTTTTGAATCCTTTGTGAATCATATTTTTTCCTGATTTGGCGTTGATGAACCCTTCACCACCGCCCCAATAGCGTGTATTTTCTATCTTCTTGAAAGTAAATCCATACTGAAATGGACCTACCCCATGTTGAAGATACAAAGCCAACTTACCGCCACGAGAACCAGTTACTCCCTCCTCATCCATAGGACTGCTACCAAATCTAAATTCAACCTCACCGTTACGAGATTTCAATAACTCAATTTCAAGAGAGTCAGCAACTTTATGACCCATATCCTTAGATGAAGGAGGCAACTCCGAAACGATATACCGCTGTGTTTTCTGTAATTGCTTTTTTAGGATTTGAAAGATAGCATCTTCCATTTGCTTATGCGCATCTTCGGCAAAGTCATTAACCAACTTATCTATTTGTCGGGTATCATATGAGATTGATGACTGAGTAAAGCCACGGTTCATATTGAGATTAAATGACATATCAATCCACAGTCCCTAAATGTGCAAGCCTCTTTAATTCAGCAGTTGCTCTCATCCGTAGGACATTGGAGCGAACAGGGTCGCCGCCTGTTTGATGAAACATAGATTCATCTTCAAGATAGATTGAGGCTGCAAGGTCAGCACAAGTCTCACGGATAACATTAGCGAACTCGCCTTGTTCAACCGTAGCACCACTTGAATGAGCAAAATCAACACCAACCACACCTGTTAGGTCGTTGGTGGACTTGCCTGTCCATTTGAAAGTGTCGCCGTCAATGTTACCTGTACCTGCGGTAGTAAAGCCAGTAGCGGAAGTTAGCGTGATAGTTGTATCTCCTGCGCTTACCGCACCGTTAAGTGTGGTGGATGCAGTGAATGATGAAGGAGCGTCACGACCATAGTCACGAAACTCTTGGTCAATTTCAATACCTGCACGACGAATAACACTGACAAGGCGACTGTTAGCCCTGTCTCTTTGTGCGGCATCAAGCCCAAGTCTCATGGACACATCGGAGTTAGTACAGTAACCCATCACATCACACCCTGCACATCAACGCCAAGCGAAGCGAACAGGGCAATTGCGGCGTACTTTAGGTACTTCGCCATCGTGGACAATTCAAGAACCGCTTGCTCAAGCAAACGGGTTCTTTCTTCCAACGAATCTATTCGCTCATCAGCATTCATTCTTCTTCGCCGCCTAATTTGTCTTTAACATCTTTGATGGTTTCAACGACTTCTTCTACGCCTTCCATAATTTCGTCGGCTGTAATCTTACCGTCAGCGTTAATTTTACGCCAAAAAGCCAACAGGTGTTTACCTGCGTATGCTAAAATCAAAATGTCAAGCGCAACCGCAGTTACGATAAATAGTATTGCTTCAATTTCCATGTTTCTCATTCCTCTTTGTATTCAACTTGTTTTACTGCCGAAGTCGGTATTAGGGTGAAAGGCTTGTCAGCACCCACCCTATACACCGCATACCCGTGTGGTGTCTCTTCAATGTTCACATTCACATAGCACCTTTCCGGCGGCAAATACACAATCTTTCCTTTTCTTTTACTCATTCTAACCACCCCTTAATATCATCCGATGAGGGAATAGTAGGGTATATGTCGGTGGGCCATAAATGAGCAAGGACTCGGTATTCTCCTGTACCCGACATCAATACAATAGGACTAATCTCCATTGCCGCCCAATCAAAGTTAGGGTATCTTTCAATTAGTATAGATAGCATTATTAAACCTTCCTTATATCAAGATAAGTCCTTGTTTCGCCGGTAGTGATGGGTGGTGTTGGTGCAACTAAGCCACCAACTTGATAAGTCATACCACCACAAAATACGCTAAAATACACAGTGTCCCCTACGCCCAAATAAACGGTTGTCACGGCAGTATTAGTGTATCGGTCAATGGTGGAGGTTCGGTTTCGTAATGAAAGCAAGTCACCCGTAAGTGATGAGGTAGAGGATATTGTTATACGGTAATCGGGATTTGAGCCGCTTATTCCCGCTAAAAATGCCCCAAAGGTAAATTGATAAAGTCCAGCCTCTTGAATTATAATGTGGTCACTGCTAATTGGGTCAGTAATCCAAGCGGTAGGGGTAGTGTAGGTTTCAACAAAAACTGCTCCTGTTGTCCCAAATGTTAGTTGAGTCGTTGTTCCAGCAGAAATGGCTACGGGGGAGCCTATGAGGTCTTGAAGAACATACTTTTGGTATTGGGTTGCCCCTGTGGTCACTGAGCCATCAGCCATTAAAAACTCCGTTGAAGCACCACCCGTCTTAACAAATGCCGTTGATTCAGTCTGCCCTGCTACCGTTATGTCGGTTGAACCATCAGCAATAGTAATAGCCGTTGTTCCCGAACCCGAATTTGTTCCCGTTCCTAATTTAAGACCGTCATTGTAAGCAAGCACATAGCCTCCACCATCAATAATAATTTCTTTGTTGAAATAAAATCGGCTTCTGTCGGTTTGAATATGAGCGTAGCCCGTATTGTTTGGGCCAAGTTGTATATAGCCGTCATTGGTTTGGATTTGAAACATATTGCTTGAGCCGCCCGATTCACCGATGCGAACCTTGTCGTCGGTTGCAGGGTCGGCAGGAACGGCATTAAGAGTGATTGTCGTTGCCTCAATCTCCCCTGTCATTGTACCTCCGGCCTTTGGTAAAGCACCGTCAATTTTAGCAAGCGTTGTATTGGCTAATTTATCATCATTAACTGAATCATTAGCAATAGTAGCGGCT